TTCGATGCCGGCGAGAAATCCTGGGCCGGTCAGGTCACCTTCGCCATGGTGCCCACACTGACGCGCGCGGCCAATCTGGACGCCATGCCAAGGCTCGACCTGCTGGTGATTGATGAAGCCCATCACGCCATCGCGCAGAGCTATCGGCGCATCATTGACCGCGTCCGCGACCAGAACCCCGATTGCCGCATTTATGGCGTGACCGCCACGCCCAATCGCGGCGACAAGATCGGGTTGCGCGAGGTCTTCTCCAATGTGGCGGATCAGATCCGGCTTGGCGAATTGATCGCCGCCGGCCATCTCGTGGCACCGCGAACCTTCGTTATTGATGTCGGCGTGCAGGATGAGCTGCGCAATGTCCGGCGTAGCGGCGATGATTTCGACATGAGTGAAGTGGCCAGGGTGATGGACACCGTCCCGGTGACCGATGCCGTGGTCAAGCACTGGAAGGAAAAAGCCGGGGACCGACAGACCGTCGCCTTTTGTTCCACCATCGCGCACGCCGAGAATGTCGCGGCGGCCTTCAACGCGGCGGACATACCAACCGTCATGGTCACCGGCGATATGGGCGAGGCAGAGCGCCGCGCCGTACTCGCGGCCTATGCCTCGGGCGAGGCACGCGTCATCGTCAATGTCGCAGTGCTCACCGAGGGCTGGGACCATCCCCCCACCTCCTGCGTCGTGCTGCTGCGGCCGAGTTCCTACAAGGCCACCATGATCCAGATGGTGGGGCGCGGGCTGCGCACCGTTGATCCGGTCGAGCATCCCGGCATCATCAAGCGCGACTGCATCGTGCTGGATTTCGGTACCTCCTCACAAATCCATGGCTGCCTGGAACAGGATGTGGATCTGGACAGCCAGCCCGGCACTGGTGAGGCCCCGACCAAAACCTGCCCATCCTGCGAGGCGGAAATCCCCATCGCCGTGATGGAATGCCCGATTTGCGGTCATGCCTTTGAGGCAGGTGGACACGCGACGGCACCAGTTTCCGATTTCATCATGACAGAAATCGATCTGCTCTCGCGCTCCAGCTTTGAATGGTGCGACCTTTTCGGTGATGACGCGTCACTGCTGGCCAATGGCTTTCATGGCTGGGCGGGCATCTTTTTCCTGAACGGTGCCTGGCACGCGGTGGGCGGTGCGCGGGGCGAACAGACAAGGCTGCTCTCCATCGGCGAACGCATGGTGGCACTTGCCGCCGCGGATGATTGGCTGAACGAGCACGAGACCGATGAAAGCGCCCATAAAAGCCGCCGCTGGCTGCGTGAGCCGCCGACCGAGCGGCAATTGGCGCATCTCCAGCCCGAGCGGCGCAGCGATTACAGCCTGACGCGCTATCACGCCTCGGCGCTGCTGACCTTCAAATTCAATCGCAGAAATATCCGCCACCTGATCCAAGCCGCCCAGGGCGCCAATCTGGCGAGGGCAGCATGAGCCATGACGCGCGCCGCCCAATACCCCTGCGCCGTCTGCGCGCGCCCGGCACTCGGCTTTGGCTGGTTCGACCCAGTCAAGCAGAAACAGCGCCGCCCCTCGGTCATGTTCTGCAGCATGGCCTGCCAGGGCTTTTGGTCGCGCTTGGCGCGGAGATCGCCCGCCATGGTTGATCTGTCCGAACAGGAACAAGCCGCCATGCGCGCTGCCATGCGCAACCTGGGCGAGGCCATGCACGAAATCGGCTGGAACACGCGCCTTTGCGATTTGAACGAGGCCCAGGTGCTGACGCTGATCGAGGTCGCGGTCGGCGCCTTTCAGGACGCCATGCGGGCCAGCGCCCGGCAGGAAATCGGGGAGATACCCTTCTGATGCTGGATTTCAACAGCAGCAGCCAAGCTGGCCTTGTGATCAACGCCGCGATTGATACCGCGCTGGAGCAGGACAACGCTGCCCAGGCGCCGCGTAGCTATCTGGGTGGCTCGCGCCTTGGTCATGCCTGTGAGCGTGCGCTGCAATTCGAATACCTGCAGTCCCCCAAGGATGAAGGTGCCGGCTTTGACGGCAGGCTGCTCCGCATCTTTGCCATCGGCCATGCGCTGGAGGATTTGGCCGTGGCCTGGCTGCGCGGCGCAGGCTTTCAGCTGTTCACACGCAAGGGCGATCAGCCCGAAGCACCGCAGTTCGGCTTTTCCATCGTGGGCGGGCGCATTCGCGGCCATGTCGATGGTGTGATCGCCGGCGGGCCCAACATTCCCGGCATGGCGTTCCCAGCGCTTTGGGAATGCAAGACCATGAACGCCAAGGCCTGGCGTGAAACAGCCACCAAGGGTGTGGCGGCCGCCAAGCCGATCTATGCCGCGCAGGTCGCGATCTACCAAGCCTATATGGACGCGGCCATTCCGGGTGTCGCGGATAACCCGGCGCTGTTCACCGCCATCAACAAGGATACCGCCGAACTGCATCATGAATTGGTGCCGTTCAATGCGGAACTGGCGCAGCGCATGTCAGACCGCGCGGTGCGTATCCTGCGGGCCAGTGACGCCGGCGAATTGCTGCCGCGCATTGCGCTGGCCTCCGATCATTTCGAATGCCGCTTTTGCCCCTGGGCAAAGCGCTGCTGGGACCAGCCGGCATGATGCGCTGGGATGATTTCAACGATGCCGCGCCGGTGCTGGAGGACCGACTTCCCGACGCTGGGCAGTCGATCCCAACACCTGCTGCACCGGATCTGGAACAGATCGCCTGCTTTCTGTCGGTGGCCTTCAGCTATTGCGAAGGGCTCATCCCGGTGCGCGGCTTTGTCGATCAGGGGCAAGGGCTGACGATCAAGCCGCACAATATCTGGATCCCCGCCGATGCCACCGCGCCGGAATTGCTCGCCACCTATGCCGCCTGGGCCGCGCGCGAAGGCAGTGCCGTTTATGTTATCCCCGGCACGGTCGCAGAGCACGGCCAGGCGCGCGCCGAGCATGTGCTGCAAATGCAGGCGGTGGTGGTGGATCTCGATACCGGGGATATCGCGGCCAAGCTTTCCCACCTGTTGCAGCATCTTGGTGAACCGACGCTGATTGTCGAAAGCGGTGGGCGCACCGCCGAAGGCGCGGCCAAGCTGCATGTCTGGTGGAAACTGACGGAACCGGCAGAGGAGGCAGAGCTTGCGCGGCTTTGCGCCTTGCGCGGTGAGATCGCCGATAAGGTCGGTGGCGATCCGCATTTCCGCTCCGCCCATCAGCCCATCCGCGTTCCCGGCACGGTCTATCGCAAAGCGGGCGCGGAACGCATCGTTACAATCCGCGCCCACAACCCCGAACGGGAGTTGGACCTTGGCGACTTCGCCGAGGCCATTGCCGCCATGCCCTTTCTGCCGGGCCAGGATCGGCCACAGGCTGGCGCACAGGCCGATAGGCCAGGGCTGGACGCCATCCTCACCACACCCGTGCGTGAGGGCGCCCAGGACGCCTGGACGCGCTTTCAGGGCGCCAGTGCCGCCATCGGGCATTTCATCCGCCAGGTGCATGAAGGGCGCATGACGCCCGACGAGGGCTGGGAAGCCATCTGCGGCTACAACGCGGCCTGTCTGCGCCCGACATGGCCACTGGAGCGGCTCAAGGCCGAGGCTGACGCCATCTGGGCGCGACATGTCACGCGCAATGGGCCCGCGACGCTGCGTGCTGAGGCACTACCAGCCGAAATCGCATCCTACCCGCTTGGCGCCCTGCTGGATGATACCTCGCCCATGCCTGATGACCTGATCGGGCCGCGCGTGCTGACGCCGGGCGGCATGCTTGTGCTGGGCGGTGCGCCCAAGGTCGGCAAATCCGATTTCCTGATCAGCCTGCTGATCCATGCCGCCGCTGGCGCACCATTCCTGCGTTTTACCGCGCCACGCCCCTTGAGGGTTTTCTACCTCCAGGCCGAGATCCAATACCACTACCTGCGCGAACGCTTGCAGCAGCTTCGGCTTGATCCGGCGATCCTGTCCAGGGCGCGCGATACGCTGGTAGTCACGCCAAAGCTTCGCATGCTGCTCGACGAACAAGGCGTGCCACTTGTGGCCGCCGGCATCCGCAGCGCTTTCCCTGATGCACCGCCCGACATCATCTGCATCGACCCGATCCGCAACCTGTTTGATGGCGGCCCCGAGGGCGAAGGGGAAAACGACAACGGCGCCATGCTGTTCTTTCTGCAGAGCCGGGTGGAGGCACTTCGCGACATGGTGGCGCCGGAGGCCGGCGTCATTTTGGCGCACCACACCAAGAAGCTCAGCAAGCAGCAAGTGAAGGACGATCCCTTCCTGTCGCTCTCCGGTGCCAGCGCCCTGCGCGGCTTTTACACCTCCGGCATGATCCTGTTCCGCCCGGATGAGGAAAAGACCGGGCGTGAATTGCATGTGGAATTGCGCAATGGGCCAGCTCTGGAACCGATGCTGGTCGATAAGCGCAACGGCGCCTGGATCGAACTCGACCGCCAAGGCGAACGCCTGGTCAGGCAGGAAATCGGCCGCAAG